AGTGGTAAACTCTTAGGACAGATTTCATTAGCATCCGATGTAACATCTATGGCAGTTAGAGATAACTACATTGGGTGGAGTAAGGATAATAAGTTTAAAGATGGAAAACTGAATCATACTACAATAGCATCTACAATTGTATGTACTCAACCATTAGGATATAATTTTTTAGGTGGGAAGTTGGTTGCTATGATGACTACTGTTCCTGAAGTTAGAAACCTTTGGAAAGAAAAGTATGGACAAACTCTAATCGCAGTTGGTACAACATCGTTATATGGAATACATTCTCAGTACAATGGTATTCCACATTTCAAAACACTCGGAGAATCCGCTGGTAAAATATCTTTGAAACCTGATGATAAGTTCTATGAACCTTGGCATCAATGGATTAAAGAAAACAGAGCAGAGTGGTACAAAACTGCTATTACGAATGAAAGAATCCGTAATGGTAAGAGTATGGGAATCGCAAGTGGGCCTGTAAGTGGTATCAAACAAAAGATTCTTGGACAGATATTCAAAGAATGTGGTATCAAACAATCGGAGTATCATCATGGTTTTAAAAGAGGTGTATATCTCGCTATGATGTATGAGAATGGGCCTGAGTATCTTCGTAAGGAGATTGAAGAGGGTGAGTTAGTGATGAAAAAGAAGTTTACTGAAGGTGTTGATTACATTAATCGATGGTGGAAGAAGAAGGCTATCAAACGATACACTAAACTACATTCAGAAGGTAGATTGAAACCAGAACATCTGTTTTACATAGATGCAATTGGTATGAGTTGGGAACAAATGAAAGCTAAATATTTAAAAGAAGTCGGAAGATAATGAATAATACAGAAAATACATTGTGGGTTGAGAAATACAGACCCGATACATTAGAAGGATATGTTGGTAATGAACATATCTTAGAAAAAGTAAGAATCTATATAGAGAATGAGGATGTACCTCATCTACTCTTATATGGACAAGCTGGTACGGGTAAAACCACATTGGCTAAAATCATTACAAACCAAATTGATTGTGATGTTATGTACATTAATGCATCTGATGAAAACTCAGTAGATGCAGTAAGGGATAAGATTAGAGGGTTCGCATCATCTATGGGTTTCCGTAAGTGGAAAGTTATTATCTTAGATGAATCTGATTATCTTACACCAAATGCACAAGCAGCACTTCGTAATCTGATGGAAACATTCTCTAAATCTACTAGGTTTATTTTGACTTGTAACTATGTAGAGAAAGTAATTGACCCGATTCAGAGTAGATGTCAAACATTCGGAATTACACCACCATCTAAAAAAGAGGTGGCTATGAGATTGAAAGATATCTTAGATACTGAAGGAGTTAAATATGAAATGTCAGATTTAGCTATTTTAGTAAATAGTGGATATCCTGATATTCGTAGAGTTCTGAATGCAGGACAAAGACAGGTTATCAAAGGTGAGTTGAAGATTGATAAAACATCAACAATTCAAGCAAACTATATGGATGAAGTTTTAAACTTATTAAAATCGAATGGAAGTGTAAAAGATACATTTACATCTGTTAGAAAAGTGATAGCTGATTCCAAAGTAAAAGATTTTACACCATTTTACAGATTTATGTATGATAATGTAGATGATTACGCAAATGGTAAAGTGGGTAATACAATACTGAAGATTGCAGATGGACAGTATAAAGATGCATCTGTAGTAGATAAAGAGATTAATATTATGGCGATGATGCTAGAAATAATAATCGATATAAAACAATAATTAATTTAAAAAAGGAAAACGTTATGGCAACATCACAACAACTATTCGAACAGATAAGAGATTTATTTGTAGAATTTGAAACAGAACACAATGGTACAACTAAAGCATCTAAAGGTAGAGCTAGAAAAGCTATTGGGGAAATTAAAAAATTAGTAACAGATTACAGAAAAGTATCAGTAGAAGAGAACAAGTAATTATGGGAAAAGGTAAAGGTAAAGGAAGAGTGATTGGTATGGGTGGTAACCCACAACAACCACCACAAGCCCAAATGAAATTAGACCCAACAAAACTCCCAACAGTACATTGTGAGAATTGTGATTCTATCTTTTGGGAAGAAGTAACAATGTTTAAAGAAGTTCCAGCGGTACAATCACCAAACGGACAGAAATCAATGTTACCGATTCCTGTAGTTAGATGTGCAGAGTGTGGGCATGTATCTGAAAAGTTTTTACCTAAAGAATTGTTACCGTAAGTATGGCTAAGAAATCAACAAATACTGTTAAGGCTAAAACCATATTTCAACACCTAAGTGGTATAAAGGAGAAAAAGGAATCTTGGGAATCTCTTTCTGAGATGGATAAGAAATCCTTTACTCCTTTTATCATAAACAGGTGGTTGAGTATGAATATGGGATTACTACCTATTATAAATGTACTACAGAAATACACCATTGGGTTATTATCTGCTAGAGATGTTTATAAAGTATATTTAGATTTTTTACCCAAACAAAAAACATTTGATAAGTACATCAAAGGTAACAAATCAGGTAAGTACAACAAAGAGTGTTTAGAATATCTATCAAAATGGTATGGAGTATCTCAAAGAGAGGTTATGGATTATTTAGATATACTATCAAAAGATGATGTGATAAACATTTTAATGAAATATGGTTTAACAGAAAAAGAAGCTAAAAAGTTATTAAAATGAGCATACAATTAAAAATCCCATTTGATAATGTAGATTATGGTTCAAACGAAGAGTTTGGATATTGGAACTACAGAATCATTAAAAGAGAAAATCCTTCAGGCGAAGTAACATATGGTATATACGAATGTCTTTATGATATGGAAGGTAATTTAAAATCACATACTGAGAATCCAATAAGTGTTATTGGTGAAAGTGTTGAAGATTTAAAATTTGATATAGAGAACCTTAAAGAATCCTTAAATAAGGATGTATTAACATACCAAAACTAAAATATGGCAGAGATACTAAAAGAAGCAAAAACAAAAGTAGTTCATAGGGGTGAACGAACTATTAAAGAAAATAAAGAAGAAACCGCAATTCAATATTGTGAAAGATTATACCCACAGACTTGTGATGAGTTTAAAGTAATTTTAGATGAGATGTATGAAACGTTTTGTAAGAAACAACGTAACTATGGGCCAGGTAACATCTCAGTTGGAACTACATTGGAAACAAAAGATGATATAAAATTATCATTAAACGGATTGTGGTTTAGAATGAATGATAAAATTCAACGATTAAAACAATTAGTTGTATTAGGACAGCCCGATGAGGTTGGTGAAAACATTCAAGATACTTACGAAGATTTGAGTGTATATGGCGTAATCGCTCAAATAGTTCAAAGAAAGAAATGGGCTAAATAATTGTTAAAACTTAACAATTTAATAACATTAAAATTTGGTAAATACAGTATTTTTTCGTATATTAGTACTGTAATAATAGGTATAACTATATGAAAGAATCTAAGATAAGTAATGTATTTACTTTTGGTGTTAAAGAACCAAACCCAAATGATACAAAAGTATCATACTCACAATATACGATGTATGCTAACTGCCCACATCAATGGAAGTTGAACTATATGGATGGATTCCGAACATTCGACCCATCTATACATTTGGTTTTTGGTACAGCTATGCACGAAGTTCTGCAGGAATGGCTAGATACTTTATATAACAAATCTATCGATGAAGCTTCACAATTAGATTTAGGTAAGATGTTATATGAACATATGGTTACTGAGTATAAGAAGATGAGAGATGATACATCTATTGAATTCAGTAACTCATCTCAGATGGAAGAGTTCTTAGAAGATGGTATAGCTATACTTAATGAGGTTACTAAAAACAGAATTGATTACTTCAATACCCGTCATATGAATTTGGTGGCTATTGAATTACCAATATACTCAAAAGCATTAGATTCTCACAATGTGTATATGAGAGGATTCTTAGATTTGGTATTCGAAGATACATACGAAAACAAACTACAGATTTGGGATATCAAAACATCTACCAATGGTTGGAACAAATGGATGAAAGCTGATAAAACCAAAACCGC